TGAATGAAGAAACAAACGGAGGTATCTACTAATGCCAGCTCAACCAGCTACAGCAAAAAAACTTTATAAACCGCAACAGGCTGCAATGCCTACTGCCGGTAAAAATTATTTGATTTATGTTAATACTGGCACCGACGAAACAACAGGTGCTGAATGGCTTTTATTAGGCGGACAGCGTACAGGTGATGTATCTCGTAAGGCTGATAGCATCGATGCATCTCACAAAGGCACTAATGGTTGGAAGTCTACTATCCCAGGCCTTAAAGAGTGGTCCATCGACCTTGAAACATTGCTTATGCCTAATGAAGAATCATTGCAATTGTTAGAAAAAGCATTCTTGAATGATGATCTAATCAACATTAAGATTGAATATCCTAACAAAGCCTATATGACAGGTATTTGCTCCATTACAGAATTGTCTATGAACACACCACATGACGATGTGGCAACGTATAAAGGCAGCTTAAATGGCGTAGGTCCATTGTCCGAATTAAAACAACCATAATTTATAGTTAATTTAAGGAGTGCGCACTCATGAAAAAAATCACATGTGATGTATTTAATACTGGCGAAACAATTTATTTTACGATTGGTCGAATCGCTGAACTTGAACAGCTATGGGGTGAACCTATTTTTAAAGCAGTTCAAGCTGGGGCAATGACATTCCAACAATTAATCACTGCATTTGTTGTCGGAATGAAGCACGAAGGTCGTAAACGCGATTATATTTACTACCAAGAAAAGCTACAACAATTATTCGATGAAGGCGAGGTTCAATATTTAGAACTTGTACAGTTAATTGTAAAAGCATTAATCGGTAGTGGTGTATTTGGTAAGGCTGCGTACTATGCATCATTTCCTGAAGAAGCTGACGAAAAAGCACAATCCGAAGTAGAGGCAGAGGAAGCAGAAACAAAAAACTAGAAGGGGGCTATACAGCCCCCTCTTTTAATTTATGGATAACAAAGGCCGAGCGTACGGCGTATGGTCCACTCAATTTGAAGCCTTGGGAGTTTATGAAATTGAGCCCTATGGAATATTACAAATTGGTGGAAGGGTACGAATTGCGAATGGAGATTGAGGACCGTAGACAGGCTTATTTTACGTGCATAATGACAAACGTTCATATTGCTGGCAATAAGCGGTTAAAAGTCGAGGACATCATGAAGCAATTACACCCTATGACATTGGCACAACGCAAAACGGAAGAAAAGTTATTCATGGAGGAATTTAGACAGGCGGGAGGTGAGATATAAGAAAATGGCAGATTCACAAATCAATGTTCGCATAGTTGGTTCATCTAGTGGTGCGGAACAAGCACTCGATAGAGTGGCTAAGAAAGCGGAAAACGCACTAGGAAAAGACGTTACTGCTTCGATGGAGGCTGTTAAAAGTAAAGCCCAGAAGATCTTTGGTGTTGAAATTCCTAGTATCATGAACGCTGCCAAAAGTGGTGCTGCATTTGGTGCTGCAGCAATAGGTATTGAAGCTGCAGGGCGAGCCATGAAAGATATGGCAGTTAGTGCTGTTCAAACCACCGACCAACTTACACAAATTAGGGCACGTATCAATCTGATTAATGACGGCAGTCAATCTACTGCTGAAATTATGGACAAGATTTATAGTGCAGCTAACCGTTCTCGTGGTAGCTATTTAGATATGGCCGATAGTGTTGCTAAGTTGAATATGCTTGCAAAAGACGCATTCTCATCTAATGACGAAGCAATCTATTTTGTTGAACAGTTAAATAAGCAATTCAAAATCTCAGGTGCTAGCGTTGAAGAAACAACATCAGCTATGTACCAGTTAACGCAAGCAATGGCAGCTGGTAAGCTACAAGGGGACGAATTCCACTCAATCATGGAAAACGCTCCGATGTTGGCACAATCTATTGCCAGTGAAATGGGCTTGACTGTAGGTCAATTGAAGGAAATGAGTTCGCAAGGGCTTATAACTGCAGACATCATTAAAGAGGCTTTGTTCAATAGTGCAGAAGAAACAAACGCTAAGTTTGCAGAAATTCCTATGACGTTCCAAGATATAGGAACGCAAGTTCAGAATGAATTAATAGCTGCATTTCAACCAGCTATGGAAGAAATAAGCAACATGACAAGTTCGGGTGTATTAAACGATGCACTTGCTGGGTTGTCTATTGCCTTTCGTCTAGTTGGCACTGCTGCACAAGCGGCAATTATTACTGTAAGGGGTGCATTTAGTGCGTTATCAGTTGTAATTGGTACAGCTAAGAATATTGTTACTAGCTTTGCGAACCTGTTTAGAACCGCCATGCCAGGGATTGCCACTGCTATTGTAGGTGTTACAACGGCATTTATTACTTATAAAGCGACAGTCGCATTATGTAGCGCTCAAACTGCTGCATTGACTGTAAAAACTGTAGCGTTAAAAACTGCACAAGTCGCCTCTGCAATTGCAACTAGGGCTTATGCGGTAGCAATGACTGTTGTTAAAGTAGCCGTTCAAGGAACTATCTTGTCAATAGGCGCATTGACTTTGGGGACAACTGTCCTCAAATCGTTATTTCTAGCATTAAGAAGTAGTACATTAGCTGCAGCTACTGCTCAGCGTGTATTAAATGTTGTAATGAAGGCAAACCCAGTCGGAATATTAATATCCGTCATAATGACTTTGGTCGGTGTGTTTGCGACTGCATCTGCTGCGTCTAATGGGTTCGGTAATACGTTAAGCTCTGTATTTTCAACTATTGTGCACACCGCTGTTTGGGGTGTAAATAAAATTATCGAAGGGCTTAACTGGTTAATTGCAAAACTTAATAGTGTAGGGGATAAAGTTGCAAAGTTCTTTGGCACTACATTTACTGCTATTCAACAAGTCGATACAATCAGCGCTGATGATACACAGGCATTTATCAATAAAGCAGAGGATATGGCCTCACAAGTCATGCAAGGTGTAACAGGTGGCGGTGATACTGGCCTAGACGTTGGCGGTGGTGGTGGCGATGATGGCGGTTCCGCTGGCACCGGTAAAGGTGGAAAAGGTGGCGGAGGTGGTAAAGGCCACTCCGGAAAGGATCTTGCAAAAGAGGCGAAAGAGGTACACGAAAAAATCTTGCAATCGTTCTTGGAAATGCAAGGCAATCAAGTCGAACTAATCGAATTGCAATACAAAAAGGAACTCGATGAGCTCAATAAATCAAAGAGTGCTAACGTTAATTATCAAGAGGATTTAAAGAACCTTAACGATGTTTATGCGGATAAACGTATCAAGGCTAAGCAAGAGGAATTTACAAAACTTCGAGCTATTGAAACTGGTATTCGTGATATGCAACAAGATTTTGCGTTTAAAACTTCAAGTAAAGATAGTACCGGCAGTGTATCTCCTGCCGTGCAGTTGGCAACAGATTATGCCAACGCCATTGATGAAGTCGAGGACCGCTATGCAGAAATGGTTGATAAGTTCATGAAAATGGACAAAATGGAGCAACAACATCATATTGATCTGTTAAAACAACGAGGTGTTGAATTCGAAATGAGTGCTGACGGACAAATCTCCTACGAGAAAATGAAAAACGAGGAGTTGTTAGCGGCACAAGACGAGTATGCAAAAAAGGCTTTACAACAACATACTGATCTAGTTAATGAAAAGTATGCTATTGATGAGGCTATGCGTACTCAAAACTTTGAGGCACTTCAAGCTGCATTGACAGATGAGTACATTGCAGAACAACAGCACTACGACTTAAAAAAACAGCTTCTTGAGGAGTGGAAAGAAGCAGTATTCGATGCTCATTGGAATGGACAACAAGTTATGTTTGACGCTGCACAAGCCGGCTTGGATAGTTTTCAAAATTCTATTTCAGGGCTTATTCAAGGTACAACAACGCTTATGCAAACATTCCAAAATCTAGGCAAAGCGATACTCAAAACTATTGCGGATAACGGAGCACAATGGATAGCCGGACAAATTAAACAAGCCGTATTCGGCAAAATGTTGGCAGCTCAACAGGCTGCAACTGGTACTGCTGCGGCTAACGCTCAATATCCGGCATGGGCTGCATTGGCTCAACAAGTTAGCATGGCAACAGGTGGTGCTAGTGCTATCGCTGGTATGGCTGCATGGAGTGCTAACACGGCAGCTGGTGCAGCTCAAACAGCTACACAAAGTGCGTTCTCCGGTATGTTTAATTCCGGTTCAAGTGGATTTAGTAGCAATCTATCATTGCCTAAATTGGCAAGCGGTGGTGTGGCTTATGGCTCGACTTATGCTGAGATTGGCGAAGGCAAATACAAAGAAGCTGTATTGCCTTTGAGTGAAAGTACATACGACGAAATTGGTGGAGGTATAGCTCGTGCCAATGGTGGCGGGGGCGGGAGGTTTTCTCAATCGTTCGGAACATGGCTCGAAAACTCAGCAGGACGCTCGCTAAGACAGTTTTTAGTTAACCAGGATAGGGAATTTATAGCAACGGAGGGAACGTGGTAGCATGGCAGATTTAATTAAATTTCCGGATATCAAATCCCTTGCGTGGAAGTCTACGAAGGCTCAAAAATGGGATACTAAAATAAAGCGTACTGGGAGTGGTCGAGTACGAACCATGACAACGTGGCAGTATCCGCAATATACAATCACTACTGAATTTGCAATATTAACTCCAGAGGAGCATAAGCAAATTATGGGGTTCTATGCAAAAGTAAAAGGCGGTACAGTTCCTTTTCTTTGGTTGGATCCAGAAGATTTTGAGGAAAAGGGTATTCGTTTAGGTACTGGGGCCCAATCTGAATGGCAAGCAGTTCGTTTGTATGGCGATTTTAGGGAACCGGTAGCACATATCGAAAACCTAAAATTATACGCTAATGGGACACCGATAAATGCTGTATCTGATAAGGGCGTAATCAGATTAGCACAAGGGGTAACAGTAGCACCGACTGCGATTATTACTGCTGACTATACATATTATTGGAAAGTTATGTTCAGCGGTGATTATACAGACGAGATTATTTATAAAGACATATTCAAGTCTAAGTCTTTTAAATTGGTAACAGTGAGGTGAGTAAATGAAGGAAGTCGGACAGATTTTAAGCAATCATTTAAGCACATCTCAATCATTTTTGTCTTGTGATTTGTACGAGTTAAAACTAAAAAGCGGTATCAGCTATTACTGGGCCGATACCGATGCAGATGTAAATTATGGGGGCCACACTTATAAAGGTGATGGCCCTATTATTACGCGTGAAAAAATAGCTACGAACAGTACTGTTAGCGTTGATAAATTAAGCGTAACCATTACTGCTAGTCAAAACGACCAAATTGGTGGTGTGCCTGTATTGGAAGTCGCTCATAATGGTGGTTTAGACGGCGCAACGCTTGATCTACGCCGTGCCTTTTTTGACGATGCTGGCAAGGTGATTGAGTGCATAGACCTATTCCATGGAATTTGCGAAGTAACACAGGGCGGTGGTTTTATATTGAAGATTAGTGCAAAGTCAGTTGTACAAAAGCTCAATATTGAATATCCAAACCGAAGATATTATCCTCAATGTCCTTATAGTATTTACTCGAAAGAGTGCGGTGTCGATATTAAGGCTTATCGCAAGAAAGCAAAAGTAACGGCTGTTACTGGTACCAATACCGTGCAAATCGATATACCATTTGAGGACGGCTATTATACAGCAGGTGGTATGGAATGGATAAGCGGACCATTAGCAGGGCAAGCAACGCAAATTATGGATAGTAAAAATAGCACCATTATTTATATGAGTGCGACTAACACATCACCTCGTATTGGTGATGTAGCCTATATCTATCCAGGGTGCGACAAAACACCTACTACTTGTAAGAATAAATTCAATAATTTTAGTCGGAATAGGGCGACACCTTATGTTCCTTTAAAGGAGACGATACGATGAAATTAACAACAGGTGAACGTATAGCAAATGCTGCATGTGAATGGCTAGGCACTCCGTATCAAAATAACGCTATGGTGAAAGGCAAAGGGGTAGACTGCTCATATTTATTGGTGGCTGCAGTGGTTGATAGTGGCCTAATGAATATTGCAGATTTTAACATCGAAAACTATTCCAATGAATGGCATTTACATCGTTCAGAAGAAAAGTACCTGAAATATGTCAAACAAGTAGCAGACGAGGTGCCTTTTGATGATCTTCGTATCGGTGATTTCTTACTATACCAATATGGCCGATGCATTTCTCATGGTGCTATTTATATTGGGAACAATTTAGTAATTCATGCTTTCGTTGACTTGGGCGTTATTCTATCATCGATTGACGATGTATTATTTTATGACGCAAAAGGGAAAAGTCGCTTACGTGCGGTATATCGTTTCAGGAAAGGCGGTAAATAATGGGCTTTTTATTTAATCGCGGTAAAAATACCACTAATCGAGCCGATATGATTGCTGATTTTCAAATCAACAGTGCTTCATATGGTGAGGTGGTTCCCGAAATATTGGGGACCACTCGGGTTAGTGGTAACATCATTGATTATGAGGATTTCACAGCACACGAACACAGCAGCACCACCCGAACAGGTAAGGGTGGCGGTTCAAAGCATACAGAAATAACCTACACCTATACTGTTGCATGTGCTATTGGCTTATGTGAGGGCCCTATCGCCGGTATAGGGAAGGTTTGGCGAGACAAAGAAATATATACCTATCCGAGCGAAAAAATCGAACTGACGGCATATAATGGCGATTACGGACAAACTCCGTGGCCTTATGTTTTATCCAAGCACCCTGAAAAGGCATTGCCTTATAGTGGCTTGGCATATATGGCTGGGGTGGTAGATTTAGGGGAACGAGGTAGCCTACCTCAATTTAATTTTGAAATTAGAGGAAAGCTATTAGATACTGGCGACGGTATCGATGTAAACCCAGCCGATTATATTGTGCATGTGTTAAAGTCTATCGGCATTGACGATGTAAGTATAGACGGATTAGAAAATTATCGTGCCTACTGCAAAGCAGCAGATATTCTAATTAGTACCCCTCCGGACAGTAAAAGCTCAAAGGCTCAAAATGTTATTAATGATATAGCTGAAATTACAAATAGTCTTGTATTTTGGAGCACAGACCGTTTGAAAATTGTACCATTAGCCGATAAGGCTATTGGCGATTGGTCGCCAGCTAATCAAATTCAATATAACTTAACAGCAGATGATCTTATTCCGGCTAGCGACGGACAACTTATTGTATATAAGCGAAAAGATAGCTCGGAAACGTATAATCAGGCAACAGTTGAGTTTATTAATCGTGCTAATAGCTACGAGAAAGAAACTGTATCATTCGAGGTGGTAGCAGACTTTAAAAAGAATGGTCTTAACCCAGCCTCTAAGAAGTCCGCTCATTATCTCTATACTAAGGCTAGGGCTCAATATTACGCTGAACAGCTTGCTATGAAACGGCTATATGCAAAGAATCAATATACATTCCATCTCGACTGGGCTTTTTGCAGATTGGAACCAGGCGACCTAGTAACAATTACAGATGAGTTATGCGGATTGCGTGAGCAAATCGTAGTTATAACGTCAGTATCAGAAGCTGCAGATGGACAACTTGAAATTACAGCGGAAGGAAAACCACCAGGAACATATGCTCCGGCAAAGTATAACGTTCATGAAAACGAACGACCTTTTATTGATTATAATGTGCCTGCTCCAAGTGTTAACGATGTAGCTATTATTCAAACGCCAGGTGATGTAGGGGGCAATGAATTATATATCGGTGTAAATTCAGAGCCTAATTGGGGAGGCTGTTCTATATGGTTATCGGACAATAACGAAAACTATAAACAAATTGGCAATATCTCACAACAAGCTCGAATGGGTAGGCTTAAAACTAACCTAACACAAGGTAGCAACTCCGCTAATGTGATAATCAATCAAGGAGCATTAAAAGGTGGCAGTCATGTTGACGCTGAACGAGCCAACACTCTATGCTGGGTTGACGGTGAATGTCTATCTTATGAGACAGCTCAATTGCAGCTTAATGGCGATTATGCGTTAGGTGGTATTATACGCGGTCAATATGGTACTAATGATACAACGCACAATGCTGGTGCTAGGTTCGTAAGAGTTGATGAGGCGTTATATCATGCTCCGTATCGTAAAGAGGATATCGGAAAGCAGGTATATTTTAAATTTACGTCATTCAATATGTATGGATCTAACGAACAAGGGTTAGATGAGGTGCAAGCATATCCATATACAATCACACCGTACTATATTCCGGAAGTAAGTGATTTAGCATTATTCACTAAATATTACGAAATTGGCGATGGTGTATTGTCATTCGATGTAGTAGCTGCATTTACTCAACCAACTATTAATACATTTGATACTGTCGAAGCATGGTATCGTGAAGGTACCAACGAATGGAAGTATGGCGGTAATGGTGATAATCAAATCGTTATTAGTGGGTGTGAATTAGGCCATACATATGAAGTGCGATTAAAGGTAAAGGACCGCCATGGAAACTACTCACAAGGCATTATCAAATCTGTATTAGTTGAGCTCAAATCAGAAGTGCCTAATACTCCGCAAGGGCTGGGCGTTTCGTTTGGTGAGGTCGCTACATTTAATTGGTTAGAGGTGCGTAACGCTGATATTGATTTTTATGAGTTGCGATATGATCTGCACCCAGGTCAAGAGTATGGGCTAATTGGTAAAAGCAACAATACTACGTTAAGCACTTTATTAACAGAACGAAGTGCAAAAGTATATTTATATGCTCATAACCCTACAAAGGGGTATAGCGCTCCGGCAGAATTGACATATAACGTACCTATTCCACCTAAACCGTCTAACATTAAAATAGTTAGCTTGATTAATGGCATTGGTATTACTACCGATAATATCAAGTTAGGTTGTAAGGGCGTTAATATTTACGTTGACGGTACACGATATTTCTTCACAACAAACGTAGCAACAATACCATTGGAAAGTGGTGTTCATAAAGTACAGGTTGCGTTTGTTGATTTATTCGGTGAAGGTCCTAGAAGTGATGAGCAACTAGCGACAATCAAAGCTAAAATCGATAAGTCCCTACTTGATATGGAAAGTCTAGGCCTAGAGGGCATAGATAAAGCAGTAAATGACTTGAAAGGCGAAGTCGGCACAGTCAAGACCACCGTTAATGGTATGGATAGCAAAATCATCGACCTTGGCAACGCATACCAGCGCACTTTGAGCGATTATCAGAATAACGTAAACTCACAAATCACGCAGATTTCTAGCAGCATTGATTTGAAAGTAACGCAAGCCATTAATAATATAGACGGTGCTGAATTGGTGAGCCGTATCAATCTAAGCCCAGCAGGTACACGCATAGACGGCAAGCTATTGCATGTTACTGGTGAGGCTTTGTTCGATAACAATATTATCGCTAAAGGAATGATACAGGCTGGGGGGTTTTACCCCCCTAAAAAGCGGGATAAAATGCAGGTGGATAGTCTTTCATCTATTACGGCAACAATTGGCACATTACGAACTAAGACGAGTGGCGCAAGGGTTGAAATTAGCGATAATCTAATCGAAGTGTATGACGATGACAATCAATTACGAGTGAGGTTAGGCGTATGGGAATAATTACATTTTTTAAAAAGTTATTTAAGCGATTATTTAAGCATGGGGGTGAAAATAACATGCCAGCTGGATTACAAGTATTTAATAAGAACGGCGTTCAAATTGTTAGCTTAACGGATAGGCTTACAAAAGTATCTGGCGTTAAACGTTTTGACGTGATTGAGGAAAGCGGTAGCGCCACAGTCGAATTGAGCAAGGGCCAGCATATATGGTATTTCTTGAATTCGTATGCAGGCGATAATGACGGCTATTTGTATGGCTTTGGGCCTAATTACAATATTGTTGTTGAGGGTGGTAAAATTTCGTGGAATTTAAAAGCACCTTATAACGTCAATAAACCTTGTAAAGTAGCATTAATCTATGGGGTGATGTAACATGAAACATTTTGAAAGTCATAACAATGACAGCATAGTAACAATTAACGATACAGATAGTTGTCTATATTTAAAATATAAAATCAGCCTCAAGGGTATGCCGATTAAACAGTCGATTGAAGTGGAGCGGAATAAATATTATGGATATAACGGCGACGGAATTACCTACGGCATTCAACGTACGCCTAACGGGGATATATACCTCGCTAATTTATACATTCCGATTTTACAGCGACAAGCCAACGAGCAATATGTATATGCTATGAGTACAAACTTGCCTGTCAAGGATATTGAACTTGCGGAAACGAGAAATAAGAACCACCCTACTCGTGTTGGAAAATGGACGAATTACTTGCGAATTAGCTTTACAACTGACAGCCTTGAAAGCGTACGCAAAATTGCCGACACTATGGAAGTGTATGTATTTTCTAACAAAATGCCTAAAACAGATAAGTACGGCATGGAAATATACGATAAGAATGGCAACGTTATATTTAACAGCAATCTATTAACAATGCGATTAGCATTAGTCATTCATAAGGACTACCCTGCTACGTTCCTATCCAAGGAAGAGTACGAAATCGGCAAGGTCAAATTTCAAGGCATTAAAAAAGCTGGTTTGAGTTTTACCTATCCATTGGCGGATATATGGCTCATAAAGTTAGCTGGGACGGCGACGGAGTTGATATTGTAACAACGTACGGCGGAAATGCTGGCGGAATTATTCGACAAAACTCAATCACAACAACGCAAGTATTAATTTGCGAACTCGACGGAACTCAAAATATTCCAGATATTGAAATAATGATGATCTAATAGCGAGGTACACATGAACTTTATAAGAAACGAGCCAGAGACATTACACATCGGCGCCGATTATCGTAGAGGTTACGAGATTGGTGCCGATTTTGATTTGAACGGCTGCACGGCTGTCATGAAAGTGCGGAGCGTGCAAGGCAAGCTATTGGCCGAGGCTGAATGTGTAATTCATGAGAATATCGTGTACTGCACTATCACCGCCGAGGCAACTAAGAACATAGGCCGCAACTATAGGAGCGGTCAATATGATGTGTTCCTTATTCATGGGAACGATAGCATTAAAATCGTAATGGGTGATATGAAATTCATTCATGATGTTTCAGCACATTAGGGGGTGCAATTATGGAAGATACAAATAACTTTGAATATGTGAACGTTAAAGCAAGGGTTCCGAAAGTGATTGATATTACAATTCCGGGAACGCAAGGAGTACAAGGCAAGCAAGGCATTCAAGGACCGCAGGGGCCACAGGGAGAAACAGGGCCAAGAGGTGAGCAAGGCCCTAAAGGTGATAAGGGCGACACTGGCGAACGAGGTCCAGTTGGTCCGCAAGGGGATAATGTCAACGCCGATGTAGTGGCTAAAATTAAAAACTTATTATTGGATAATAATATTTTAGTGCATAGTGATAGCCTTGAGGGGATTATACTTGATTATTTTGAAGCATGTAAATCTGGACCTCTGAACTTTACTCCCGATGAAAGCATGTATGAGCCTGTCGTAAGTATAGATGGTGAAAAAGTAAATATTAATTATTTTATTACTCTACCATTCCAAATTAACGATGGTGAAATCCAATATATGGAAGAACAAAATGTAGAAAGAACATTGCCGTCTACAGCAGAACCTATAACAATCAAATTCTATAACGCACGCATGAAATTGATGTTCACTAAGACTGTTGAAGTCGGATAATTTGCAACACAAGCGGGAGAACACATGCAAGAATTAACGAATTTCATGGGCGAGGCATGGCGAACGTTGACGGATTCGTTCGTGCTTAAAGCCTTGCTTGCCGTAATCGCCGATGTGGCGATATATATGATTGGCTTAAAACATGTGCAGGTGCTAGGGATATTCATATTACTGGTATTCCTAGACCTCATCACAAAATGGGCGGCGCTTGGGTATAAAATGCTGGTAGACATGGGTGCTAATCCAGACAATCTAAGCATGGCGGATAAATACATAGCCATACCTGCTGCATGGGGAAAAGGTATTATATCCTCAAAGCATATGCGCAAGCCTTTCGTTACAAAAGTTTTAACATATTGCCTAGCCACAGGCGCCGCATGGTGCTTTGATTACATGGCAGGTCAATATGCTTTCGCCGTTAATATCGTATGGCTATATCTCGGCTCGGTGGAACTATTGAGCATTCTCGAGAACATGCGAGACGGCGGGAATACTACTATATCTGGCTTGCTTGACGTGGTTCATGCAAGAGTGGATATGATTTTGAAAAAATAATATAGTGTTGTTTGTGCCACGCTCGAGATATATGGGCGTGGCTTTTATATTGCAGAAACAGAGGTGCATATAATGAAAATTGGTACATATTTCGATGATTATGAATTCGCATGCAAGTGTGGCCGTCATGGGTACGATAGCGACGGACATCCTATTTTAGACCATATTATTGATAAGCGTTTGGTTGACGTATTAGATGCCATTCGTGAACGTATTGGCCAACCTATCGAAGTATTAAGCGGTTATCGTTGTCCTGAACATAATGCGGAAGTAGGGGGCGTTCCAAACTCTCAACATGTTGAGGGGACAGCGGCCGATATTACTTATGACGGCATTAACGTTGATTATCTCGCCGAAGTGGCCGAGGAATGTGGCGCCGACGGCATTGGTTGTTACTATCACCAAGACTTCGTGCATGTTGATGTACGAGGCTATGCAGCACGTTGGAATGATCTTGACTAAATAGGGGGCTAGATATGTATGAAAAATGTAAAATATATATCAATGCGGTTAAATCTCAAATTACTGTTAAGCGGTTTATTATGCTTGCTTGTGCTTTGTTGCTCATCATTGGTGCATGCCAGCTCATCGACGGCTACCTCACAGCAAGAGGAAACTATCAGCGTGCCCTTGAAAGACTGGAACAAACTCAAAACGAACTTAATCGAAGCCGACGCCTCAATCAAGAACTCAAGCTTGTCATTGAACGAAGCTCAGAGCTTAACAGTCAAGCAGGCGACAGAATTGCAAGAATTGAAGATCATCAACGAAGAGAGGGAGAAAGACTTAATCGCCTTGAAGGATATCAACAAGAAACAGGGCGAAGAGTTGGCGAAAGCGTCGCAAATAACAACCGAGCAAGCGGACTCATTAGCGAAAGCCTTGACATCATTAGAAGGGTTGAAAGCGGAACTAAAGAACAACCGAAGAACTGAACAAAG